TTCGTATTATAAAATAAAGTTATATTTTTGCTTAGTCCAGAATCAACATATCTTTGTAACAAAGACAATGTTTTTGTATCTACCAATGGCTCGCCGCCATAAAATTCAATCCGACCGACGTTACCACTCAATTGAAATATTTGATCAATTTGTTCATCGCTAAATTCTGTAGGTTTTAAGTTTTCAATATAATATATTGAGGATTTTAAATTGTTCTTTTCTTGATAGTACTGACCTTCTTTTTTGTAAGTTATAGAGGATCTTACATAACAAGATCTGCAACGTAAATTACACTTATTACCGACCATTATATTGATTTGCTGTGGTCCGATTTTGTGATGATGGTCAAGGAAAGGAACCAGCTCACCTGGTTTAAATTTAGGAACTCCTGCGGTACTATTGACTAGTAACCGCTTACGTAAACTACCTTGGCCCAACTCTTCTTGGGCCCAACAACGGTTGCAAATAGAGTTTTTTTCATTATTCAAAAACGACGAGCGTAACTTTTCAAAATTTTCACTGCTCCACATTTTTAAAATATTACCGTCTGGATTTATCCATGGCCTTCCGCCAATCTCAGGACACGGGCTGAAATTCCCGAGCGGACTAAAAGTAATCTGATTAAACGGCGCAATGCAAAAATTATTGCGGACGAGTGTTGCCATAATGAACAACTTTCACATTGGTGGTAGAAGACAGTTTACGCCACGGGTCAACAATAATGCTGCCAGGTTTGATATCACAATAGGGCAGGGTATCGTTTTGATCGCCAGTATATTCATAAGTAATCTTACGATTGTGTGCCCACAAGAATACCGCTGGGGTATCCATATTTGCAACTACTTCGTCTTGATTATCTGCCAATGGATCAACATATACTACTGGAAAGCCAGCTTCTTTAATATAATGCCCTACTAACGTCGAATACGAACCAATGCAGTATTCAACGTCTGGTTTATAAGCTTTACCGTGAATAACAATAGGCAAACCTGTTGCGTTCGATTGATCAACTAAAAATAATCCTAAATTTTTTGCTTGAACTTCTCTGGCGTGCATAATAGTGTCAAACAAATCATAACCAACTTCATAATGATCGGCCAGCCAGCGTAGAGCAATGTTGTCACGAGGATGGCAAGCTCCAGCATCGCCCATGCCAGCTGTCATGTATTTGGGCCCTTGAAGTCGCATAGTACTTCTTGCAAGAGCGTTAGTGACAACGTCAACGTTAATATTACCAATCTTCATAGCAAAGTCTTGAATCATATTAACAATGCCAACTTTGGCACTGATGTAAGTATTGTAGAAAATCTTAATAGCTTCACATTCATCCCATGTTCCGACTTCATAACGGGGATCGTTGTGCATTATAGTTTTATATAAATCAATTAGTTCTCCGGCAATGCCAGTCAAACTACCATCTTCGGTTCCAATAATAACCATTTCAGGATTGGCCATATCCCATTTAACACTGCCCATGGCAATCAAGTAAGGGTTATACAAGAACTGATGTTTTTTATCCAATAGCGTAATAAATTTTCTACGAGTAGTACCAGGCAGCACAGTGCTAATTAGTACCACTTTTTTACTGGTTGTAGCATATTGATTAACTTTATTAATTGCGTCAATTACTGCATCATGTCCAAAGTCTTTTGGCTCCATGTGACTAGATGGAACAGAACCATCATATCCTTCAGCATGTGGAGTAGGAACAGCAATGAAAATCCATTCGGCATTTTCACATAGTTCTTCAATACCACAAACTCGTACAGAGTCGCTTGTACGTGGGTAAATATCATAGCCCCAGACGTCATGTTTTTCGGCCATAACTTCAGCGCAATCTAAACCCAGCTTTCCAATACCTACAAAGCCAATTTTCTTTTTTTCGAAAGTCATTATGTTTTCCTTAGAGAATTTATATCTTATATTATACACAAATTTACTTAAACCTGCAAATCTAGCTGATTGCTATTTTTTTCCATTCGGCAGTACCCACGTAAATGATTTGTTGTTCGGGGTTCACGAACACATCAATTCTTTTAAAAATCATTGCTTTTTTTATGATCAAGAACCTATAAATGTTAACACTGTACAAACCTGCATTCAGAAACACGATCCGTTAAAATTATTCAACACTAAAAAAATAATTTTTGCCAATAGTGAAAAATCATCTTCTGTAGACAATATATGTCTCGAAAACGGTTTTAAAAATTGGTATTATTTCTTTCATGGTTTTGCTGCATTAGCTTGGTACAGAGATTATCAATATATCCCTAATTTTGAAAATCATTTTACAAAAGTATTTATTAGCTATAACAGACTGGTGACAAAAGATAGAAGCTATCGTTTAAATTTAGTAAGTCATTTATACGAAAGAGATCTGTTAAAACACGGTCATGTAAGTTTAATATTGCGAGACAATGGATTAGGCACATGGCAGGAGGAATTAGCGGATACAAATTCAAGATTAAGCTCTGACGCTAAAATAAGAATCGAAAAAAATATCAATGAATTAAGAAACGGATTAATAATAGATTCAGATAATCCACCAGGAAATGCCAGTGCAAATTTGGGAATAGTAGAAATCTCCATGCACAAATCTGCGCTTTGGCACATAGTCACCGAAACGGTGTTTTATGATCACAAATTGCATCTCACTGAAAAGATCTTTAAACCAATTGTGTCGAAAAGACCATTTATCTTAGTAGGTGCTCCGGGCAATCTTGCATATTTAAAAAGATACGGTTTTAAAACTTTTGATCGCTGGATAGACGAAAGTTACGACAATGAATTAGATCCAGATAAAAGAATATTGCTAATCACTGAGCAAATCGAAAAACTTTGTTCGATGTCAAACTCCCAACTCAATGATATGTATGCCGAGGTGAAGTCTACGTTGGAATACAACTTTAACCATTTTTACGGAAACTTTAAAACACTTATAATTGATGAATTAGTTGATAATTTTCGTCAAATTCTCTGCGACTCTACTGACAGCAAAGTCGATATTTCTAAAATTAATTTTGACCAAGTTAAAAACATTTTGCACAAATAAATAATCGATAAGCTTTCAATAATATAAAAGGAGCCGTCAAATGGGAGATATTTTCAAATTAATAGGAGATCTAGGATTCCCTATTGCAGTCGCACTTGCTGGCGGGTACTTCGTTTACTTAACTATCAAACTGTTATTGCAGGGTGTGTTAGGTTCCATTAGAGGTATGGCTGGTATTATTACGGCTTTAGATAATCGTGTTAAAACAATGAATCACGACGTGGTGCGTATTGACACTATTGTAAGTAACGCTCTGGGACTGAGACCTGATGTTGACCGTATTGCGCGGGCAGATGGCAAAAACGATGCCCGGAGAGATTAATGCATCAGTACTGTGTTTACACTAGCAATAAACAATACAAAGAAGTTGGGCGATGGGTAATCCATAATGAAATTAAATATGAAATTCACCTTAATCGTATAAGATTTTGGGTACCAGATGGACCTGTGCTAACAGAATTTTTATTAAAGTATTCTGACATCTGTCCACTAATAAAAGAAAGATTAGATAACGATTATGCAATATCATGAGAGGCATTGATATATTATGAAACATATCGACTATGTGTGGGACTTAGGGGAAGGTTACATTATCCCCGACGAAGAATTAAACTTAGAAAAATTGGGGTGGAAGCCAGGTCAATTTTGGCAAGTTGTTGTCAGCAATGGCAAAATGAGTTTAGTACTAGTAGATCCGCTTGTACAGTTTACATTAGAAGGCGGGCAAAAACATGAATGAAGTAGTAGACTTAATTAACAAATATGGATTCCCAATCGTCATGGCAGTCGGTATGGGGTATATTATAAAATATGTGTGGGAATGGTCAACCAAAGAAGTTAAACCAGTTATTTCAGAAGCCAACACTGTTCTTATTGCACTTATAGATCGTATACGTATGCTAGACAATGACCTTATTCGTTTAAATCAGAAAGTTAATACAGTATTGCATCTGCGCGGTAAGATGATTGAGTCAGACCGTGTTATGGAAGGTGTTAAAGTTGAGCGTGAAGCAGCAAAACAATTCGACAAAGCTGTGCGTATGGATGAAGAAAAAGCCAGTATCAACAAAATTGATCCAGAAGATAAAAAAACTGCGGCAGCAGGTGAAGGGTAATTACTTTTCGTGCGCTATAAATTCGCCGTTCCAATTTGGACCTAAATCCTGTTGCTTCATAAATTCGCAACGTTCAATCCATATCTTGTAGTACTTGTCCATCTGTCCACCAAATAGACCTTTCATCTTCTTACACATAGCAGCAGCTTCGTCAAACTTCCTAGCCTTATACAAGGCATGCATTGCTTCGTGCTGTTCTCGATCTTTACTATAATCTTCACCACGCGGTCGTATAACTGTATAGATTAAGTCTGCTACAGTCTTACCTTTTGGTTGTAGATTATCTAACAACAAGTAGAAGAAGTCGTCTTTGGTTCTATTGTATGTTTCAGCACCAATAATGGCCAACACACCATAGGCCTTACAACGTGCTTCTAGTCGAGCCGCAGTACTAACCATGTCGCCCAAAATGTCATAGCTGTGTCTATCAGTGCTGCCCATCTCACCAATAAAGCCAATGCCCGTGTTACAACCCCAACCCATTGCGGCTGGAGGCAACCCTTGTGCTTCCATCAGCTTGGTGTACTCGTCAACAGCATCTAACATTTCTAATCCTACCTTAACGATAGTGCGAGCGTGATTAGGATCTTCAATAGGAGCACCATGTATGTGCATACTTGCATCACCTACATATTTGATGACCATGCCCTTGTTATCCATGATAGGCTTGCTGATGCTGTCCATGTAACCATTCATGTATTTGCCCAGTCCAGCAACATCATCTCCGTAGTGTTCGCCGATAGGTGTAAAGCCACGTAGGTCACTGAACATAACCGATACGTCTTTACGCACACCACGTTTAATTAAGTCTGGATCTTTTTGTAGCATCTCTACTACTTCTTTGGAGCAATAGCCGGCAAATTGTTTCTTTATGGCTTGCTTTTGTAAGAATTCACTGACGAATTTGACACCATAGGCATGCAAAGCGACCAGGACTGTGCCAACTGCAAAGGCAGTACTGTCAAATAAGAATAAAAAGTTGCTGTAAGCATAGTAGCTGCCAGCAATACCGCCAGCGACCAATACAATAACCGACGCAAGTCCAACATAAGTCCACCTTGTTAAAAACAATAATAACAATCCCGCAACTGCAATAGCAATAATTTCTAAGCCATCCGCATAGTCTGGACGTTGAATAACAACACCGTTGGCTATTGTAGCAATTACACTGGCTTGTACATCATGCGGAAATACTGCACCTTTGCTAGTCGGCACAGGGTTAGCAATACCAGCGGCAGTGGGACCTACTACAACAATGGCACGATTAAAATCTTTTGGTAAGTTTGTTAAGCTAACTGATTTACTCTGTTGGCTCCAATCAATCCATATACGTCCAAGATTGTCTGTGTTAATAATTCCAACTTCTCCAGGTAAACGCATTTTTTCAACGCCACCTTCAAATAATTTAACTTGAAATGTGTCATTGCCTGTGGCAACACGCAATGTTTCCAATGCTAGTCCAGGATATAGTTTTCCATCAACAGTTACGATTAAAGGAACACGGCGATTAACTCCGTCTACTTCTGGTAGTGTGTTTACTATGCCGACTCCTGCAGCATTATTTTCTAATTTAGGAACGTTGGCAATCAGTCCTGGATAGGTAACAATTTGGTCCAACCATTCTGGTCCTAGTACTGCTGATCCAGGAACCCGAGGCTCATTTTTTGTTTTGTTACTAGGCACAGAACCTAATACTACAGGATACTTTTTAAGTATGGCACTAAGATCGCCATCTCCACCAGTACGATCAGACTCAGCCATAAGCACATTGAGAACAACAAGGCCAGCATTGCGAGCATAAAGGTCTTGAATAATTTTCGCATATTCTGTCCTCGGTAATGGCCATTGGCCGTACTTTTCTAGACTAGATTCATCTATATTGACTGTGTATATATTGTTGTCTGTAGGAGTTTTTTGTGTGATAAAAGTGTCAAAGTACCTTAATCTTACACTTTCTATAAAAGCGGGATCAACAATTCTTATACTTACAATAAGTGCCAGTGTTAATAGCGCAGTCCAAGGACTTAACAATAGTTTTTTTACAAACATAGTTTAATATTTATCGAGAAATCATGTCTTCCACAATCTGTTCCATAGAATATAAAGGTTTATACCCTAGCTTTTTTAATTTTTCTGTGTTCATAAACATACTATGAACTTGAACAATTTTATGAAATTCAGGAGGTTCAATGTTAACTAACTGACTAGAACTGTTGGTAACCGTGTGTGCGTACTCGATTATAGTTTTAAACTTGATAGGTTTTCCGTTGCCGATATTATATACAGTGTTAATGTCTCCCTGATCTATCACTAATTTAACTGCTCTTGCTACATCCGTAACGTGCATGTAATCCCTGTACATGTTACCGCCATCATATATTTTGATATCCTTGTTGGCTTTAATTTCATTGATTAAGAATTGTAGTGCATTTTTTTGTAGACTGGCTTTTGGATCACCCGGACCTACTACATTTGCTAACCGTAAAATTCTATATTTGATATTAAAAACTTTGGCATAACAGACCAATAAATCTTCTGCTGCTTTTTTTGTTATACTATAAAATCCAGTCGGTCTACAAGGGCTGTTTTCCTGAGCAGGCATTTCGGTGTCACCGTAGACAAACCAACTGCTGACAAAATTAAATGTTACATCCTGATCCTTGCACTGTTCTAATACCCGCATCAGCGTAGTTAAATTGGTATTGATATCTACGTAGGGATCTGTCAGCATATTATAGTTGCTAATAGTACTGATGAGGTATAAAATATTTTTGGATTTTACTGTATAATCATTGCGATCATTGACTATAACATCGGGATATTGTTTAACGAAATTGGAGCCAACGAATCCCAGGCCCCCAAATACTTGAAGTTTTGTGTCCATACACAATTATATATTCTTGTAGCCATGAATATCAAATTTATTGTCTGATATAACTATAAGATCCACAACTGCCCGGTAAACACTGAATAGTCAAAGAACCAGAATCTGGTGACCATGGATTTGTTTGTTGAATATTTACTGAAGCACCTGTAGCACCATTTAAATTCAAATTAAAAACTTTATTAGCTCCAGAATTTCCTGTTTGAACGGCAGTAACAGTATTGCTGTCGTTGATAGTATTGGATGTAGCAGTTGTAGTAAATGAATGATTTCCAAGCCCGCTTTGACTGATTATAAAATTATTTGCTGCTCCATTTAAGTTAATAATGCTAGCAGTGTGATTTCCTATTCCTTGCTGTAGTATGTCCACACCATTGTTGTATCCGCTTTTAATTTCTACTGCTACAGATTTAGTACTATAGTCTTTTTGATCTATCATTATAATACTGTTGTCAACGGAACTAGATTTTCCCAAAGTTACAGTAGCAGAGTGACCGGACGAATCTTGGGAAATGGTTATAGTATTGTTATTCCCAATTTGATCGATCATAATATGATTATCTGCGGCAATGGAAATATAAGGTAAAAGAAATAAAATTAAAATTTTTTTCATCTTTGTATTAAGGTAATAATTGTATTACCCCCTGCGTTGACACGATTTTTAAACTCCAATGTTCCCTGTGTTTGATAAATGGTACTATTTTGAGTAAACGGCGTGGCCACACATTGAATATTGCTGCCATCGTTTCTGCACAATTCAACTCTAGATTCGTCTTTGATTGCAATTATACCACTGCTACGTCTATAGTCTGGCAGAACAGTGTCTACTTCATCCAATAATTTTTCATTTAATATGTCACCAATCATGTCAAACAATCCGTTTAAAAAGGAAGTATCTAAAAAATCATAACTTAATCTATCTTGAAATATTCTGGCTTGTTGTAGGTCAAGTTGATTTTCTAATCCTTGTTCTTTTAAAAAATCAACATCTAAAAAATTTTTAGTTGTTAATTTATTATCAGAGTTTTCTTTTCTCAGTTCTTTGGGGGGACTTAACAGTATTATATTACTAATAGCGTCTTCACTTAAATTAAGAATGGCAGGTCTCATAGGAGGAACACTACGACTTTCAACTCTGGTTGCTTGAAATGCTTGATTCAGTATTACTTGTCCTGCATCACTTTCTACTATGATAGTCCCAACAACACAATTTCTTTCTATATCTTGTTTAGTCCTAGCGGGTTTATTATCTGGACAACTGGGTAAAAGTATAATAGTACTTTGTCCAAGTTCGTCTACTGTGGCTGTGAAATCTGTTCCCCGTACACTGATAGTAGCGGTGGGAGTGTTCAATGCTACGTTCTGGGGTGCATTTTTTGCAATCTGACCTGATGCATATCTCACGGTGCCCAGGGCAATCTTTGCTCCTAACTTACCAGACTTACTTTTTGGATCGTAGACAAAGTCATCTATTACTAGTTTGGAGTTTTCGTTAATTTGGACTTTGGTATCATCTTCAAACGTTATACCCACTTTTCCCCGAGCTGTCTTTATCGAGTCGTTCATTTCCACTCCTATACCTTTGTCCGCAATCAGGGTGCTCTTTTGTCTCTGGATGCTGGGAGGGGTATTTACTAGTTCTGTTATTTTCCCTATAGATGCTGCTATAGACATACTGGATATAATCACCAAGTGTACGAATATTATTGCTTTGCATAACATTTTAATTCTTAGTTGTTATATTAAACGCATTTCCTGAACCAACTCCTACTATGTTTACTGTAGTGTCTATAGTACCTTGTTGCAATACAGTGGTGCTGTTACTAGATCCTGTTAAGTTTATAGTAGCAGAATGACCAGACGTACTTCCACCACTCTGTGTTATTGAAGTAACATTCAATGTACCCACAGTGGTAAGGTTAACAGTGCCTTTATCACCGGTAAGATTTAACGTAGTTTCATTTCCTCCACCAGCTGTTTGATTAATCACAGATGTAGTTGAGTCAGCGTTAATAGTGGCAATTATTTTATTATTATTTCCACCTGCCTGATCTACGGTTAAACTATTATTAGAACCTAGTATGTTAACTGTGGCTATTGCTCCATCGCCGGACTGATCAATGTCTAAATTAGTACTAGAATTTACTCCAGTACCAGCATTATTTAAATTAACAGTACCAACAGCATTGCTGCCTGTGACTTTATAAACAACGTTTGTTGGACTTGACCCGTTGGCTGTAGTGGTAACTAAACCTAAATTTAATATATTACCGCTACCAACTTGTTCTACAGACACGTTAACAGCATCACCTGTTATCTTGGCTGGAGTGGTGTTTCCGGTTCCTACTCCTTGTATTCCCCTAATCCTATTACCGGCACCTTCTTGCAGCATTGTTATGACAGCGTTATCACCTGCTTGATCAATATATATGCTGTTGTCAGATCCTATAGCCAATGATGATATCATCATTAATAGTACTGCTATAATTTTATTTTTTTTCATTTTTATTAAAAGTTGATTTATTTTTTTCCTCAACTTGCTCCTGCGGTCTTACCTTTATTTTAGTTTCCTCCATTAGCTTGTCCGCTAGCGGGCTGTGCCAATGATGCGGGAGATGTTTCTCCTCTTTTATCCGGGGTCTTCTCTTGAACCAGCTCAATTTGATTTCCCTCCTTATTATTTTGTTGTGTTGTTTGTGTTTTAAAATCCCAAACTGATTTTCGTTGACCTTCTTTGATTAACTCAACCACCGCTGCTTCTATAGCAGTTTTGACGGCATAAGTTCCTGGTTCGTTTATTGTCAAACCAGCTTCGGCTTCGAATGCTTTAGTGCCGAGATCGAAAAATTTAAATGCTGTGGTACTGTCGCTGCTACTTAATATAGTTTTTTGCACTGTTACGCTGATAAGAACTTTGCCAGTGTTAACACTGACAGCTCTTAGACTTACCGTAACAATATCTTCACTGTACTGAGTTTGAGTACCTATACCCAACCATCTAGCACCAACTCCACCCGACTTAGTACTAGAATCGTAACCAATAATACCACCTTCAATGATCATACCTGCAAATTGCATGGGCATTAAAGGTCTGGCATTGTTACCTTCGTAGGCTTCCCTCATTTGTCGGATAATTAATCTTTCTTTGGTCAGATTATCTATCCCTACTCTCTCAACTACTTCGAACCATTGACCTCGCCCCACATCTTGCAGTGCCTTAATAAGAAACGATTCTGCTCCTTGGGTTACCGCAGTGCTTAAACTTGCAATATTTTGTAGAGGTCTTCTTTGTCCAGTTTTATCTTGAAAACTGTATACTGCTACACTGATCGGTTTACCCACTGACGGTGGCGGTATGCTGTCAAATTCTTTTTGAAGTACATTTTTAGTGACTTCTGGCAGTGCGTCTAAGTCTCCGGCTAATTGATGTATTGCACATCCATTTAGCAAACTTATCATTGTTAGGGCTATTAATTTTGTTTTCATAATTAAAATTGGAATTGCCCTAACGGTACAGTAATTTCGGAGTTAACTCCGGGCCCATTTACTGTTAATTTAATGGTGCCAGCCAAAGAATCTTTGACCCAACTAATAGTTGTATTAGTAGCTTTGTCAAAGGTAAAAGACCCCGAGTCTGACCCCCCACTTGCAAACATGGCTGTGGCCAAATTTTGGCTTATCTGTGCATAAATTCTAGACTCTAGATTGTTTAGAAATTTATTTAAATTAGTGTTTTTTTCATCAGCCTTGATTTTGTCCAACTCGGCTTGTACTTTATCTGCTACTGATTTACGTCTAGTAGATTCTTGATTTTCGATGGTCAATAAATGACTACTAAACCCTATCCCGCTAAAACTAGGATTTTTAAATGAAAAATCTGATAAAGGCGCTGATAAAACAACCGCAGGCGCTGTGATAGCGCCTACTAATAGATATTTTATTATTTTTATCATTCTTCTGCTCCCTTAGTATTTAAAGAAAGCAAGAAGAAATAATCTGACTAGTTATTCTTTATAGCGATTTACTATTTCGTCGTAGAAACTGTCTAGATCTCCATTGAATCTTCCCTTGAGGAATGGAGCTGCATCAACACAATATTTAAAATTTTTCTTGTTAAGCTGATCAATAAAATCACTGTGTTGCTGTTTATAGCTTTCTAAGGCCGGAAGTTCCATTATGGGTACTTGATCCACTACACAATAAGCGGTGATATCTTGTCCGTTATGATAAAAAGTTTCTAATTCTAATACAGTATAATTTTCTTTAAGAGCCTGTGCGGCTTCTTTGCCCATAATTATGTGCATTCTTCTAATTCCTCTAATGCGTCAACGATCTGTGATACCTCTATGTTGTGCTGTCGATAACCCTCTACTACCATGTCTAAATAGCTGCGGCTAGGAATTCCATAATCATAGTAGTCTTTCATATAATATATCATTGCACGAATATTGCGGCCATTGTGCATTACTTCAACTTCTTTTTTTCCGTAAAAATGAGGATAACCTTCTAATGCATCCAGGCTGCGTTCGCAGTTTTCGGTAATATCCCATAATGCACAGACCATTTGACTTTGTGGATCGGCAACAGCATCACAAAAATGCTTGAATGCTAGCTTATGTCCGTCGAGAACCACAGAGCCTAGACTTTTTGCAGCAGGGCAACGTTGTGCCATACTGTCTTTATTGGAATTCATTCCATATGCAAGATAAAACATATTATTTTCTTTAAGATATCAAAGATCAGTTAAATTGTGGCGACTGACAGCATCTTGTATGGCCTGTGCCTGACTGACTGCATCAGCTAATGCATTGTGCAACATCGACCCGCCTTTTCGTGTGTCGCCCAATGCTTTAAGTAAAGTCCGACTGTCGCGAATTGTATAGTATTGCCAAGGACAGGGTTTGCCTAGTTGCCTGTACAGATTCTCAAGGATAACAATATCAAATACAGGTCCTTGAGCCCAAATACGAGTTGCACCTACTACAAATTTATTCAGCGAACGAGTAAATTCTTCCAGTGATATACGGTCATGTTCGCCCAGTGCTTCTTCGCGCACCTCGTCGCTTTGTGTGCCCCACCAAGCCACAGTGCCTTCGTCAACATTGCGGCCAAGTGTAATTTGTTCGTCTACGTTAATTCGAAAGTAGAGACCGTCGTCTAACTCTTGATCTGGATCAAAAGGGTTAAATTTAATTGCGCCAAAAGTAAGAATCACGCTGTCTGGACTGGTAGCCAGCGTTTCAAGGTCCAACATGATATCCATATTAAGCCTCGGGTTCTAATTTAACCACCAGCGGAAATCCGTTGTTTCGTGCCAGCATAGTTACTTCTACGCCCTTTTGTTCAGCCATTTCATATGGCATAGTAGCAACTACCGCAGATCCTTCTTTATGGACTTTCAAAGTCATTTCCTCAGCTTCGATTTGAGTATAATTGAAAATAATAACTAATGTTTCTACCACAAATTCTTGAGTAGTAACTTCGTCATTGATGTAAATCACATTGTATCTAACTGGTTCGGGAATGTCAGACTTAGGCTTGATTTTTGGTACAATTTTTGGTTCTGCAGTAGTTGTCATATTTTAAAAGGGATTTTTTAGGTCCCTTATTATATTACTTCGTAAAAGAAATTGCAATCTTTTTGGGCTTTTGTTCTTCAGGAACAATGAGCTCAAGTGCTACACTAAGAACACCGTTCTTAACTGTGGCACCACGGACTTCGATGTTTTCAGCCAATGGAAAATTGCGAGTAAAATTACGAGCACTGATACCTTTGTGTAGGTATTTGGGTGCTTCGCCTTCTGCTTTTGGGCGTTCGCCTTTGACTGTCAGGACGTTGTCTTTTAATTCTACGTCGAGATCTTCTTCGGCAAACCCCGCCACTGCAACTTCAACTACAAAATGTGTGTCATCCAATTGAACCACATTATGTGGAGGATAGTTGTCGCCCCCGCGGCTATTAGCAAATGTACGATTGAGTTCTTCAAACATACGGTCAAAGCCGATAGCATGGCGTGCAAGTGAAGGAAGGTCGATGGTGTGAATAGAAAATTGTGTCATTTTTAATCTCCTTTATTAAGCAAAATTATGACATTTGAAATGTAGACCCCACCCGGGCATCTACATAGTATTTATTATATAGAAATCGAACTGTTTAGTCAATTGATTTGGGAGGATTCATTGGTTCTATTAGACTCCAACGAGTGGCTGTATGGCTAGTGGGCACAAAGGTTAAAGCAAAAAACGAATAAGTTTCGATGTCATCGAACATTACTCGTTTAGTTAGTTTATGAACTTTGGTTTTATAAGGGATATCATACTGGTCGCTCCATGCATGTAAATCCCTGTTTATTAAATGAAGAGCCAGTTCTGCTCTAATAGAGCTTCTGTCATCGTTGGCTGTTAATCTAAATTCAACGTACATCAGTACAGTTTTTTAGGCAGTGTCTGAGATTCTAACTTTTTTTGCCAACGATTTTTTGCTGCACTATTTTTCTTTTTTCTAGTTGTAGTTGGTTTCTCATAAAACTCTTTTTCTTTAAGAGTTTGCAAAATTCCTGTGTCTGAAACTTTTTTCTTGAATTTTCGAAGTGCTTTTTCTACATTATCGTCTTTAACATAGACTGTCAATCCCCGAGATCGCTTAGGTCTGTCAAAACTCATTGTCGACTTCCTTGAGCCACTCCAACGTATCACGATTAGTGTAATGCCTAAAATCGTAGACATGTTTGGGATTCGTCATTGCTCGGATTCCCTCGAACCATTGAATATCATCCATGTTGTCGTGATAAAGATAAATGTCGTAGGTTTTGTCTCCGAGATTATCTAACAAATACTGAATTTGATCACCAGTCCAATTGCAGTTCCTTATAAGAACTTTGGGAATAGATTTGTCGTATTCAACATCCGGCGGGGTAATAAAGCGTGGCATATTATTTCTTTGCTGTAATTAAAAGGTGCCAACCAAGAGCACGTTCCATGATCTTAAACAACTCTGGCGGCATAGCTTCAAACCAAGGTTGTTTAACATACTCATATTTAATATAATGTTCTATATTCCAAGGAAAAATAAAATCCTGTTCAACATGAACATTGTCGAATTCTCTAAACAACTCCCTTGCTTCTTGTTTGGTATATGTCATTGCCTGTGGACAATTATCTTGTGCTTCAGGTTGATCCCACCCTGCCTCAATCATGATATTTTTCCAGCTATTTTTAGCATATAACATGCATTTAATTTCACCACCGGGCGCTAACAAGTTGGGTAAACATGCCACTACTCGATCGGGTCGTGGTGCATGATGTATGACACCAAAGCTATAAATTAAATCAAACTTTTCATGAGGATCGAACGCATTATTCAATTCCTCTGCATTGCATTCAAAAAATTCTCCCCCGAGACCGAATACTTCGAAGCGTTGTTTAGCTAATTTAATACTTTCTATGCTTAGATCCACACCAGTATATTTTGCTCCTGCTCGAGCAAAGTTTGTAGCATCAGTACCTATTCCACAGCCAATTTCAAGCACACGTTTTCCTTTCCATCGGTCAAATTCTGGAAAAGTGTAGTTGTGCGGCTCGTTGGCATATCTGCGAGCTTCGACTTCGTCGAAGTATTCCTTTGTTCCGATCGGACTTTGACTATGTCGTATATTACAAGGTCTATTATTCCAATAAGTTCTAATTTGTTCAAGTAGCTGGTGGTTGTTCATCTTTAATCTTATATGCTAGTTTAGTGACCCAGTCAGTGAGATCTTTTTGTCTTTGGGGATGACTGTAATCTTCTGGATTTGTTGGATCTTTGCCGTCTGCGGCATAACTTTGTTCTTTAAAAGTTTCATCGTTGTTGCCACCAGTGACATCTGCTCGGTCATGATATACCTGCACAGGGATATTTAATAATCTGCCAACAGGAGCAGTGACATTGTATATCCACCAATCGCTGTGATTCACTGGACTAATGCATCCAAAGAATTCAATCCACGATCTTGGTATAATAGGAAATAATGCAAATGGATGATTCATAGTAACACAGGGCATTCTTAATAATCCAAAGAACCCGTTGTGTTTATATATTTCTTCGTCCCAATTATCAGTGAGCATCAGGGCATCGTCGTTCCAAAACATAATCCAATCGCCCGATGCCTGAGTACCTAACATATTTACATACTTGTATAATCTTAGATAACCGTGACGTTCGCTTTCAAACACTTTTGTAGTTGTACCACATTGTTCGACAAAGGGATGCCATGTTGTACTAAAGAATTCCCTGCTTTCGTCATCGTCGTCGTCATAGGCAATCAGTATTTCAATTTGACTGGGATCTTTTGCAGTACTTAAAAGACTGCCCACACTTTTGATAACAGCCTCTGTTCTTTTTCTTGTTGGTAATAATATGGATATTTTAGGTTTTTGCATTATTTTTTTTGAAGTTGCTGTGCCACTAAATCTTGTTCAGTGTCACTTAATTGATCTATTTCATATTCGCCTGATTTAATTTTTTCAATCAGGTATTGTATATATTGTTCGTCGTAAGTATAGCTATCTGTTTTGTCTTTGTCAACTTCAATCCATTTGAAACCGTTATGCTTGAACAATTTATTTGGAAGATAATCGACTCTGAGGAACATGTCACCTTTAGCAGAGCTGTCAGGAAACTTAATACCAAACCCACTTTTTGTACTAGTTGCTTCTGCATTGTCTGGTTGCAGTTTTCTTAAATTTAAAGTTTCTGGCACGGGTGGAGATTCTACTTTAACCCGGGGTGCTGTTTCAGGAACCTTGGCAAATTTGCTTGGCAGAACCTTTTCTTCAGGCTGTGTCTCTTGACCGGGTTGGTCCGCGGTTGCCTCAACTGTTGCAACTGGTTCCACTTCTGGTTCTACAACCGGCTCTGGTTTATAAACCATGGGCTTTAAGTTTTTAAAATGAACAAACGGTTTATTAAGGTACGTGTGTTTGCTGATGTCAAAGTCATTTTCAGGTGGTGCCGACTGTGCTGTTATATTAGAGTCTGCACTGGGTAATTCTTCTTTTATATCTTTATCTGTGCTTTCGCTGCAATTATTAGTTAAGTCATTGATATCGGGATCATTTTCAATTTCGCGACGCGAATCTTCTTCCAACAGTTCTTGATCTTCTCGATCATCTTTGGCCCAACGTAGACTCTGTTGTGCTGCTAAAATTAGAACAAGAGCCAGTGGATCAAACACTGCCACAATCAAAATAATAACCCATCGTACTGCGGCTTCGAGTAAATTTGCTTCTGGGTTGTCTCCGTAAATTAATGCTGCCACATATTTTATCGGTCCGACTTCTGCTTCCACTTTACGAACTTCTGCTCGTATGGGTGCGGCTTCATCGTTAAGAGCAGCAATAAGTTTTTGGTTGGATTCGATGCTCTTGGCTAACGCACTTCTATCTCGGGCTTGGGCTCTGCGAATAGCATTGGACTTTGATGCACCTTCTTCTGTGGTGCTTCTTGCCATGACTTGATCAACAGCCTCATCCATTTGGCGGAGTTGCCTGCGGTCAGCTTCAATATTCTCTCGTGCTGTTTTAATTTTTTCATCATAGATTGCAATCTTGCTTTGCACATCCCCCGATACCAAACTTTGATCAGTGTGTGCTTTTGACAAGAAACCGAAACATCCAATTGCAGTCAAAAACATTAATAAAAACACTGCCAGAGTCAGATATATCTTATAAGTCCAATTTGCCTTATCCCAGTTAAGTTTTAGCCAAACCGCGGCGGTAATTTTTCCTATACCGAGAGCCACTCCCATTACGGCCACCGATACTGGGGATGCAGCAAAAATAGCCATAAGTCCCACAATGCTATAATATTCTGCTATCGCAGATATTAATAATGCCACGGTTAATGTAAAATATCCAAAAATCATATTTTCTTTTTCTTGCAATTATCAAAGTGCCATCTATTCATATTAGCCCTGCCTTCTAATCCACAATGCGGGCACATAACAATCGGTAAGGTGTGCTTTCCTTTTAATGCTTTACTTATAGCATTTCGTCTATTATCTGAACAAGGCCCGGTCAATTTTCCTTTCCTGACGTCGGACATTGCTTTTCGATGTGCATCTGATTTTTTCTTTCCGGTTAATGCTTTAGAAACTTTATTACCATGGTCCGCAGGTTTTGGTTTTCTTAACTTATTAATATAATCTATATCTTTAACCTTCTCCCTATTTGCCCGTCTATAATTCTCCCTGGCGCTTTCACTTCTGATTTTACCAGTGTTTCCTTTGCGTATTTTGTCTATCCATTCTGTAGGTAAAGTTATGCCTGCTGTTGAAAATTTTCCATCACCATTATGCAAATTATAACTTCTAGGATCAGTTTTTGCATTTAACAACTCAAGTAATTCATTCTCTAATAGAATTATATTAGTTGACGATCCAATGGCAATGATTTTTCTTTCCCATTCGTCTGGTGAGTTTTTTATTAATGGTTTTACTATTTTACTAGAGCAAATATATCCATCATTAGGATGACAATTTTCTTTTGTCCTTGAACCTATATACCATTTTAATGTGGGTTTATGTATCCAAATATAAACGTATGCGGTAGTCATACATTTATTTATACGAGTTTAATAAAAATCCAAATTATTATCTAATCTTAATTTCGTTATCTTTTTGTCTATCACTGTATAACTTTCGGCCACGATCTCTGATCAGATCCGCCATACCTTGAGGATCGTCTTCAAACATTGTTCGAAAATCTTGTACAGTGATATCGTCATCTGTGTCGATACAATAAATTTCGTAATGACGTTGAGTATTAAATCTGGCCCTTAGCACAATCATGTTTACAATACTGCCCACAGTATTGGTTCTTCCTTTATTAGGATTTTCTTTAGTTTCTTTTAAGGTTGCCCATATCTGTTCCTTTTCAATATCAGAAATGTTGACAACGGCTTCAAGCCCGGTGCAATCCCAACTAAGGAGGTAAGTGTGACTCATTGTAGTATTACTCTTCCGACACCCATCATATAAATTACCAGCAGTCCTGCATTCACTACTATAAGTGCATTGTCACGAATTCGCAAGGCCCAAATTAACCAAACTAGTGTACCCACGTTCATTAAATAAATGTTCCATGGATCAATGGCCAAACTAGTTAAAACTGCGCCTATTAATATAAGCACTGTGGCTGTCCATTTTAATGTGGAATCAATTTGTCTATAGGATAAATCTTTAATCATTCTTTAATTCCGAAATATTCCAACAAAAAATCACCTTCGATATTAAAAACTTTTAGTTCTTTAGTTACTTGCTTTGCACATTCTTTCACAATCAACTCACAAAAAAACTCTATATCCATAACATCACCAGTTTCATTACTTCCTGTTATAGCTTCGCC